TCGGCTTGTTAGAAACCTATCTTCCGTACTTGGCGGCGGGAAATACTATTGTAATGGATAGCGGCGCGCTTGTCGGAAGTATTGCGCCGGACATGAACACGGCACTAGGAACAATCGCAATAAGGGGCGCTAAAAGATGAACGCTTTAACCTATGGCATTTCGATTTATGTCGAAGATAGCGGCAAGACATACCATACTTTGAACGATTGGAACTTGGCGCTTGGCAATAATAACTATATCGGCGATCCGGAAATGGAAACGACGTATATTCAAGTACCAGGGCGCAACGGCCTTATCGACGCGTCGGAAGTTATATCGGGGCGCCGGATCTATACAAAACGGGCGCTTTCGTTTGAACTTGGCGGGGTAAATCCGCGGCTTAATTGGGACGGAATCATATCCGGATTACGGAATAACGTCAACGGTCGCGTCTGCCGTCTGACAATAGACAACGACACTTCGTATTATTGGCGTGGGCGTGTCTACATCAACGGTTTTGACAGATTTCGCGATCTGGGAACGTTAAAGCTGGACGTCCCTGTCGCGGATCCGTACAAGTACGACGTGTTATCGTCCGCGGATCCTTGGCTTTGGGATCCGTTCAACTTTGAAACGGGCGTTATTATCCAACAGGACGCGAAGGTTATTTCGGGATCCGGTTCGATAAGTATTCCACACGGTCATATGCCGACGTGTCCGCAGTTTGTCGTTTCAAGTCTGATTTCGGCACCGTTTACAGTTATGAGCGAAGCGAAGTCTTATGAATTGACGACAGGAACGAACGTTATTCCGGCAATTCTTGTTGGTGGCGATCAAGACGTCACGCTGGACTTTACAGGATCGGCGACGGTGCAAGTCGTTTACAGGGGCGGTAGTTTGTAATGTATCAAGTTAACCTTGGATCATCAATTTTATACTATCCCGCGAACATGGATTATGCGATCTATGACGCGCAGTTGGAAGAAGAAGTTGGCGCGGCGGGGGAATTCTCATTCAAGGTTCCGCCGACGAATCCGCTTTATGGGAACTTATCCCAGGGCGCGCTTGTTACGATCCTAAAGGACGGGAAGGAATATTGGCGCGGGGAAATCAAGGAACTTTCCTATGATTTCGCGAAGGTAGCAGACGTCTATTGTATTGAAGACTTGGCCTTCTTGGCGGACGAATTCCTGGCACCAGCGCAGATCTTAAACGAATCATACGCGCAACGGTTCCAGGCGGCGCTTACTGCTTACAATGCTAACAGATCGCCGGACAGACAATTCGCGATCGGCTACATTTCGAACGTTCAGAATTCGGACCTGTGTTCGTGGGTTACAGAATACGATATGTCGATCTTGGACGATTTGCGGGAATGTATCGCGGGCGATTCGGGATTTTTAAGGGTTCGTCGCGTGACAAGTGGCGGAACCGTGACAAGGTATGTCGACATAGTGCCGCTTGCTACATTCGGACAACAGGCGTCACAAACGATCGAATACGGGTACAATTTATTGGACTATGTCAAGGAATCAGATCTTGAGAACTTGACGAACGTTTTAACGCCTTACGGCGCGGAATTAGACACGGAAGTCTACGAAGGATATTCAGCACGCTTGGCCGGAACTGCAATTCAAAACGACGATTCAATCGCGGTATATGGCAGACACGCGAAAGCGGTTGTCTTTGACAAGGTCGACAACTTGAATGACCTGAACACGCTGGCTTCTGCCTATTTGACAAGATATAGTCAACCGGAATTGACAATGGAAGTCGACGCCGTGGATCTGTCGGGAATCGAAAACGTTTCGGCGCTGAACCTGGGCGATTCGATCCATATTGTCGCGGCGCCTTTTGCCGTGGATCAATGGCTTTATCTGACCAAAATCAAGCGGGATCTTCAGAACATAGACAAAAACAAGATCACGCTTTCCGGTCGTGTCGTGACGGGGCGGACGTTAACGTCCCAGACGCAGAACGCGGCCGACGCAGTGAAGAAGATTCCGACAAAATCGTCGATACTTGAAGCGGCGAAGAAGAACGCGATCGAACTTCTGAACGGAACGAACGGTGGGAACATCTATTTTGTTTTCAACGAAGACGGCCAGATCATAGAACAAGGTTTTTCGAACAATCCGGATCTGAACCAGGCGACGGCAATTTCTCGTTGGAACATAAACGGAAAAGCAATTCTTACGCGTGACAATCCGAACGAAGATTGGACGGTAAAGGTCGCGGAAACAATCGACGGCGGAATCGTTGCGGACTTCATAACGTCCGGTCATATGTCTTGTGATAGGCTGAACGGCGGCACAATAGACGGCCAGACGATAAAAGGCGGATCGCTGACTTCTGAACACGAAGACGGAACGTCGGTTTTGATCTCTGGCGGACTTTTATCTATCGAAGATAGCGCAAGCAAGTCGCTTCTTGTTTCTGACCATGAAACGCCGACAACGTTCTTGTCGCTTGGATCTCATTATCTGGCGGCGAATCGCGGTTCTACATTGGCACAAGTCGACACATTTGCGGCGATTCAATATTTGCAACAACACATATAGAAAGGGGTTAAAACATGGCAGATATTTCGCAATATTTACAGGATATTTTAGACGCAGTATATGGCGAACAAGTCCGCGGATCCATTCACGACGCGATTTCAATCATCAACGACGTTTCGGAAGTCGTTCTGACATTGGGAACGGCGGTCGATTCCGCGTCGTCTTCTTCGACGGGTTTCTTCACGAATTCGCTTTATCTGAACACTAATTCCTATGTTTTATGGAAATGTGTCGGGACGGATTCCTGGGCGTCGCAAGGCGTACTTAAGGGCGCGCCAGGCGTTGACGGTAATAAATGGTATCGCGGAACGGGTATCAGTGGCAAAGCGGCTAATCCGACGGTTTATTCGGGATCAGGTATCGCACTTGCGAATCCGAACGATTTTTACCTTAATCCGGTAGAAGGCGCGGTCTACTATTGCGTAACAGGCGGAAACGCGTCAACGGCTACCTGGTCGTATGACTTCACAATGACGGGTGGCGGCGGATCTTCATATACTGCCGGAAACGGTATCGACGCGACCGATCTGGCGAACGGAACGATTTCGCTTGATTATGGAACGGTTTCTTCCGCAAACACAACGAAACCCGTAACGGGCAAGGCCGTCAACGACGCATTGCCGACGGTTTACGACGGAACACTGACGATCCAGCAGAACGGAACGTCAAAGGCTACGTTTTCCGCGAATACAAGCGCTAGTGCGACGGCGAACATCATTACGGATTCATGGTTTGCGTCTTCTGCACAGATCCAAAGTGATAACACGGTCACATTTACAGGCGTTGACGATTCCGACAATAACGGATACGAACTGTATTGTAATAATAAGCTTATCGGCGTGACGGCGTTTTCGATAACCGGAAACGGGACTAGTAACGCGACGCTGGTATATACAACGACAGGCGGCGCCCAGGGCGACGTTTGTTACTTACGCATTATCAAATAATGAAAGGGGATTCAGTTTATGGAAACAAAATACTTTGTGGCTAGGGCGTATCGGTACAAATCAAGCGGGAATTGGGAATATTCCCTTGTTGGAATGTATGACAACATTTCAGCGGCTAAGCAGGCATATCATGACACAATGGGCAAGATCATCAAATCGACGAATGATTTCGCAATGACGATCTTATACGATTCTTACGGAAACAAGATCATGTCCGATTTTGACAGTACTTACGAAGAACCGGAACCGAACGCAGAATAATAACGAAATCCAGCGGCGCGATCTGAAAAGGTCGCGTCGTTTTGGTTGAAAGGACGGAAAAATGGCTAGAATACGGGCAATGATGGCAATAGGGGGGGGCGGCGGCACGCTGAATACAGCTACACTTAACGTTAGCCACCCTACTGTTAACCAGCCTAATTTAACGTTTACCGTAACGGTAGGCGGAACGACAGTAGCAACAAAATCGACAACAACTGCTACGCCTTATGGTCGCGTTTTTGACGAAACGTGCGAATTCACGCTTGGTGGAAAAAGTATAAAGTGGCGCGCGTATTCGACAGATTCTGGACAACACGACGATTTTAATAATGAAATCACTGTAAACGGTACGATTATTATTGTGTTCGAAACGGACATAATGAAGGCGTTAGACAATTCATACAATATTTCTTACGACATACAAGTATAAATCCCTTCCTATCTGGAAGGGTAGGAAGGAAAATTATGGCTAAAATTAGAGCTTCCCTTGGGGGAAGTGGGGGTAGCAACGTTTATACGGAAACGTTCACGTTATCTTCTGACGGCGAACAGAAGGTAATAAACACGGGCATTAGTAACCTTAGTCATGTGTGCATTTTCGGTGTCGGTCAAAACGCATATGATACGCAAGTTTTTCTACATTGGAATAGTGACATGGGGCAGACGTTTTACGGTGGTGGTTGTTACGCTACCAGCCTGGGTGCTTCATACAAAGCACACGCTTTTTCAAACACCGCAGAAAATCAGACACCCGTCATTGTTTCGATTACTAATGGCACGGTAGAAATCTTAAACATCAAGCAAACACAATGGAATCCACAGGCATACACGTTCTACGCTTGGTAAATAACGCGGGATAAATCGGGGGTAAATCATGGAACTTATCATCATAGGTTCGCTTGTGATATTAGAATCGATCCTTTTCGTGGTTAATTGGATTGAATTCGTTGAAAGAAGGGGGAAGGAATAAATGTCAAACAAGGTTTACGACGTTTTGAAATATATCGCACAGATCGCGCTTCCGGCAATCGGGGCGCTTTATTTTGCGTTGTCCCAGATATGGGGACTTCCTTACGGGGAAGAAGTGGTCGGCACGATCACGGCGATTGATTGCTTCCTGGGCGCACTTCTTGGTATTTCTACCATGATCTACAACAAAGGGGCGGACAAATGACGGAATCTATCATTGTGGCGCTTATAACGGGCGGAATAACGCTGATCGGAACGGCGCTTTCAAATTGGCTGAATCATTCCAAAACCATATACAGAATCGATCAGCTGGAAAAGAAGGTCGAAAAGCACAATAACCTTGTCGAAAGAATGTATATTTGCGAAGGCGAAATCAAGGTCTTGGAAGAAAAGGCGAAGGACTTCGAAGGCGATCTGGCGGATCTAAAACGGGGGAAGGTATGAAATATACAGATACAACGTTCTTGGAAGCGCTGAAGCCGTTCGTCTTGGCGGACATGAAGGCGACGGGGATCCTTGCAAGCTTGACGGCGTCCCAGGCGTTCATTGAATCCAACAAAGGCAATTCGGGACTTGCCCAGGCGCCGAACAATAACCTTTTCGGCATTAAAGGTTCATACAACGGGCAATTCGTCAAAATGTGGACGACCGAATACGTCAACGGCGCCGCGATCCGTGTCCTGGCGGACTTTAGGCGCTATCCTTCATGGGCGGAAAGTATCGCGGATCATTCGTCGTTATTCAATCGGCTGAAACGCTACGAAAACCTTCGTGGCCTTACCGATTATACGCTGGCGTGCAAATACGTCAAACAAGACGGTTACGCGACAAGTCCGTCCTATGAACAGACGCTTCTTTCCTGTATCAACAAATATAAATTGTACTTGTGGGACGCTGAAGTCTTGGGAACGTCTTCCGGATCCGTGACGGTCAAGAATCTTCCGGTTCTGAAGATCGGATCCAGGGGCGAATACGTCTTGGCTTGGCAAAAATTCCTAAACCAAAACGGCTATTATTGCGGCGTTGAAGACGGGATCTTTGGCAAGAACACCGCAAGCGCAGTTAAGGACTTCCAGCGAAGCCGCGGACTTGATCCGGACGGGATAGTCGGTCGGAATACCTGGGCGGCTATCGGTTTATAATTTTGGTTTCTTCTTATTTTCCGTATTCCGTTTCCATTCCAACAGGGGCGGCGTTCCTTCGTAGAAGTGGGCGTCGCTTCGTGCTGGTGGGCAACGTGTAGGCAACACGAACGGGCGCAAAAGTCTTATAAATAGCGGCCTTGCAGACTTGGTTATTTACCGGTCTGCGGCATAGAAAAATAGCCTTGTTGAAAGCGGTGATCCCGTATCAGCAAGGCTTTTTCTATTTTATCTACATTGTAACAACGATTCCGCAAATCCGCATAAAATCGTGGCAATTTTTCTTCGTAGGTATCGTGTAGGCAACACGGACGGCCGTTCGGTAGGCAACACGAACTAATACTGAAGCAGATTCACGGTCGCAAGTAATTCTTCGTCCGATAGATGAGTATATACCCGTTCCGTGATCGTTTCCGGTTTATGTCCAAGAATGATCTGCGTTGTTAGAAGATCCGCGCCGCACTTCCGAATCCTTGTCGTGAATGTATGTCTGCAATCGTGGGCCGTGTGGTCGCTAAATCGCTTTAGGGCCTTGTTGAAGCCTTCATGTGAAAAAGTGATCGGCTTCGCCTTAAAGTCCGCCAAAATGGGCAATATGCGGTCGTGGATAGGTACATTTCGGATAGAATATTCGTTTTTCGCGTCTTTCAAGACGATCATTCGGCGTTCCAGGTCGATCTGGTCCGGTCCGATCGTCCGGAACTCTTTCGTTCTCATTCCCGAATACAACAGAATAAGCGCGACGGCGCAATACCACTTGTCGGAATTTTCCCACAAGAAGGACACTTCTTCGGCCGTGAAGATTTCGCGGTCAATTTTCGGCGCGACCGTATTCGACGTTAAGTATCGGCTGGGATCCCTGTCGACGATCTCATTGCGAAGGGCGTATTCGAAGACCTTGTGACAGACCGTCTTGATTTCGCGTTGTTGCGTCGTTTGACATGAATCGATACACTTCTGCATTTGAGCGGCCTTAATCGTCCGGATCGGCAAGTCCGCGATCGGTTCCAGGTAGCGGAACGCTGAACGGTAGTTATGGGCGCGCGCTTGCGAAAAGTTTTCCTTTGCCTGTTCGTAGCATTGGCGGAAGGTTACTTTTGCCGCTTCCAAATTAAACGGGTTGTCGTTGTACTTGGCAAGCGCCTGGATCGCTTCCTTGCGCGTCGTGTAGTATCCCAGGACGTGCCGATTCTGTTTCACGGTCATTGTGTCCGCGTCTATCGTATATCCGGTCGTCACTCTTACGCACCAGGGGCGGCGCCTATTGCCGGAAAGTTTGCTGATTCCGCCGTATCCGTTCGGGTTTTTCATGGCTCATTCCTTTTCTATCCTGTAAACAGTAACATTATTCATATCAGAAGTCATAAATGTAACGGACACTTCATGATCCGCAAGGATTCCGCTTGTCTTCGCGTCAACGTTTAACAATGCGTAAATCTCATTCATAACGGCCTTGCGGCCTTCTTCCGACGTCGCGTTCCACTTGTCCAGATCGACAACGACCGTAACTGTCCATTGATTGACGGAATATTTAATCCCGTCGTATAGATCAAGCGTTTCTTTTGCTTCTTCTTCGAACTTGGCGACGCACGCGTTCGGATCCGCTGGAACTTCTTCCGCTATGGTTTCGGAAGCTTCCGCTTCTTTTTGCTTGTCTTTGTATGAACCGATTATTATTAGAACGGACATGAAGACGGATAGAACGATTCCGCCGATCAGATAGATTTTGTTCATGTTGTTTTTCATTTCTTGTCGTCTTCCTTCTTTATTCCATACATTTCGTCCATAGTTACGCCGTAATACTGAGCTAGGCGGTAAAGCGTGTCAACGTCTGGCATAGATCGGCATTGTTCCCAGGTCGCGTAAGTGGTCTTACCGCACCCGATAACGTGGCCTATCTCTGTTTGAGTTAGTCCCTTTTCCTTTCGCTTTTCCGTCAAGACCTTGCTGATTGTCTTTCTAATAAGAAGGCCTGTATCTGATTGCTTTTTGGGTTCGTTATTTGGCTTTTTCATGTCTTCCGATTCCCTTCTTTTTTTGAATTATACCATGTATATCGTCACAAGTACGAAATTTTTATACTTTTCACAAAGAAATATGTTGACAGTACGAAATATCCGTACTATATTTAGTATAGGTACGGAACTTCCGTACCAAATATTTGGGGTTTAAGTACGGAATATCCGTACAGAAAGGAAACGGAATGAACAGATTAAAGAAGGAAATCAGAAAACGCGGCGTGAAATTGGAATCGGACTATCCGTATTTGCCGTACGAAGGATTGGAAGCCGTTCATATTGATTCAGAACGCGCAATCGTTAGCGAATATTATTCGTTTTACGGCTGGTTAACTAACAAGATCTGTCCGGATCTTTCACTCCAGGAAATCGAATGGGCGTGCGATCGCGGACGTTTATTCGGTTAATTCTAACGAAAGGGGGCATTTCGAATGGTAGGACGTAGAATCGGGCAATATCTGAAGGAAAACGGAATCAAACAGGCGTTTCTTGTCGAAAAGACAGGAATTCCCGCGTACGTTATTTCGGATATTTGCACCGGGGAACGCAAAACGCTTGATTGCGTTGCATATTACGAAATTTGCAATGCGCTGGGCGTGGATCTTCTGTATTTTCTGACAGACGGAAAGGAAACGGAAGTATGACGGTAAAAGAAGCGGCGAAGTATTTGGATTGGACGGAATTATTTCTTCGCGAAGCAATAGCACAAGGACAGGTCGATTTCGGCGTTTGTCTGAAAATGCCAGGATCTTCGCGCAGAACGTTCAAGATCAACGAAGAAAGGATCAAGAAATGGAAAAATGGGACGACGAAATAACAATCTGGTCGTGGATCGGTCTGGCCTTCATGGCAATAGTATCAATCGCTATGGCGTGTTGCGCGGCCTGGATCGGAACCTTTTAAGGGGTGGCGACATGGGAATCGTAGTAGGAATCTTGATAATTGCGGTTATATTGTGGTGGCCGCGGAAAGGGGGTTAACAATGCGATACGGGGATCCGGAATACAAACGACGTCTTGAGCTTATCCAGACGGTGCCGTCGGAACCGATTTCGAACAAATTCGACGAAGAAGATCTGTCGGTTCACTCGCCCGAAAAAATGCGGGACTTTGAACTTCGGCACTTGCAAGAACTTACGGATCAATCAATGAAAATGGATCCGGAAGAACAAATGGCAACGGCGCGCGGCCTTAAAATCGAAGTCTTACATAACGCGATCGGCGAATACATCACGCGCCAGGAACTTAAAGCGGCAAAGTTAGACGAAGCAAATGGAATCTAATCAACGAAGGGGGATAAATAATGAAAAGTTACAAGATCAAGGGGAATGAAAAAATGGATTTTGACATTCGCAATGCAACGTGGACTTGGGAAGAATGGGACAAATGGGCCGTTCAGAGCCGTTGCGGTCTGATCCTGGAAGACGGCAAGGTCAAAGGCTACGACACGGAACCGGAAAGGCACCATGTATGAAGTACAACGGGGCGGAATACTTCGAAGGGCGGACGAAGGCGCCTTGTATGAACTGCAAGCCGCACGAAGGGTGTCACGCGACGTGCGAAACGTACAAGGAATTCGAACGGATCCACGCTGAAGAACGAAGGCAGATTCATCAAAACAAACACAAGTACAATCTAGGCTTTGGCGCCAGGTGGCGAACTGAAAAGGAACTGAATTCCGAAGCGGTCGCAAGGCGTCAACGCAAGGCGAATAGATTCAAATAGGAAAGGAAACGGAATGAACACACTATACGACATTGTAGGCGAATTTATGGAAGTATATTCCCTTTTGTCGGATCCCGAAGCGGACGAACAGACGATTCTTGACACGCTGGAAGGGATTTCGGGGGAATTGGAAGTCAAGGCCGAAGGCTACGTCCAGGTAATGCGGCAGTTAGACGCAGAAGCGAAGGCATTGGACGCTGAAGCGGACTTCTTCAAACAAAGGGCGGACGTTCGGAAAAACAACGTCAAGCGCATGAAGGAAGCACTTAAGAACGCATTGATCGCGACAGGACACGACGACAAGAACGGATTGAAAGCGGGCGATTTCACGCTGAAGGTTCAGAACAACGGCGGACTTGCGCCGCTGAAGATCACGGGCGACGTTCCCGAAAGCTTCACGAAGGTAATTATCGAACCGGACAACGACAAGATCCGCGAATATCTGAAAGACCACGCTTGCGCCTGGGCGCACTTGGAAGAACGCGGCCGTCATCTGGCTATCAAGTAGGAAAGGAAGGGAAACGGAATGAACAACATTAAAGTTAGGGAAGCAATGAGCGCGGCCGGTATTAAGCAATGGCAACTTGCTGAACTGTTAAATATCAATGAGTTTTCATTAAGCAGAAAGTTTAGACATGAATTGTCGGAAGAAGAACAGGAACGCATTATCAAAATTATAGTTAGCGTCGCGGACATCAAAAATCGCGCAGTTAGCAAATAGGGAAGGAAGGGAAACGGAATGAACGTATATGAGAAATTGTTAACTGTTCAAACAAAACTGAACGCGCCGAAGAACCGGAAGAACACGTTCGGCGGGTACACTTACAGATCTTGCGAAGACATATTGGAAGCGGTCAAGCCGCTTCTGGCGGAAGTGAAAGCGTTAATTCTTATCAAAGACGCGATTGTCCAGGTCGGCGAACGTTACTACGTTTACGCCCAGGCGTTCTTCTATGACATAGAAGCGAAGGACGGCACGAACGCGCTGGTAACGGCCGACGCTTATGCAAGGGAAGAAGACGAGAAAAAAGGCACTTCAGCGGCGCAACTAACGGGGGCAACTTCCAGCTATGCGCGCAAATACGCATTAGGCGCACTTTTGTTAATTGATGACCAGAAGGACTTTGACACAGACGAATACAAGACGGAATCCGACGCGAAGGCGAAGAAGGTTGTCAAAAAGGATCCGCCGAAGACAGACGCTTCCGCATTGGACGAATATGTGACAAGCGCACAGATCGAAGTCCTGGAACGGCTTCTGAAACGTGCGGACGTAGATCCGGCGAAATTCAATCAGATATACGGATTAGCCGTTCTGTCGGAACTTCCGGTCGCGAAGTACGACGAAGCGGTCAAGAAGCTTGAAACGGCAATATCAATCAACGAAGGAAAGGGGAAATAAATCATGTTTAGTGTTGGAAGTTATGCGAAGGTTTGGGAAGTAAAGCGAAGCGCGGAAAAGTATATCGATCTTCGGATCAGCACGTCGAAGAAGGTCGAAGAAGGTAAATATGAACAGGACTTCGGGGGTTTTGTCCGTCTTGTCGGAAAGGCTCGTTCGGACGGCGAATATCTGAACGTCGGCGATTCCTTCAAGATCGTACGTTGTGGCGTTGAAAACCATTACGACAAGGAAAAGAAGACGACCTATACGAACTTTATCATATTCGAACTTGAAATACAGGAAAAGAAGGCCGAAGACGCGTCCCTGGAAGAAGAAAATCCGTTCATCAAATCATGACAATACAGATTGACACACGCGAAAAAGCGCGGGCGATCCAGCAGATCAAGGCTGAATTCGCGAAACAGAATATCGAAACAATAACGTCGAAGCT